GTCGTTGGGCTTGTCAAAGACGCCCCAGGTCGTGAAGGCGCTGTAGTCCGAGCGGTTGTTCTTGGTGAAGGCGGTGTCGGCAGAGATGATGATATACTCGCACTCGGGCGGGCGAGACTGCGGCCAGCGCTTCCACCACTCCCTCTTGAGGATTGCACCTTCGGCATTGGTCGGCTGCTGCTGGTACTGCGCGTTCCACTTATGTGCCGGGAGTTCAGCCTTGAGCGCTTCGAGCGCTTCGATCTTCCAGAACTGAGGCCACAGAGAGCTTCCGGAGGGCATGATTGCGGGAAGCTCAATCACCTCCCACTCGCTCTCTCCGTCTCCTCTTTCCATAGATGTCTGGATTAAACGGCCCGTCAGATCCCGCTTACCCCACCGGGTCATCACGATCACAATGCGGGCATCTGGCTGAAGACGCTGACGAGGACCGGACGTGTACCAGTCGAAGGCCTTGTCATAGACAGTCGGGTCATGAGCGGCGAGAATCGCCTCCTGCTCAGTGTGCGGGTCATCAATGATGAACAGGTCCGCACCCTTACCGGCGATAGCCCCGCCGACGCCTACGGCGAAGTACTCTCCACCCTTGTCGGTCGCCCAGCGACCAGACGCCTTCGAGTCCGACTGTAGCTTCACGCCAGGGAAGATCTTCTGGAAGTCCTCACTGTCGATGAGGTTCCTAACCTTCCGACCGAAGTTCACAGCCAACTCAGCCGTGTGGGTGGCTTGAATGATCTTCTTGTCTGGAAAGTTCCCCATAAACCAAGCGGGCAGCAAGTAAGAGGCGAACTCCGACTTAGTATGTCGGGGCGGCATGTTGATAATCAGACGCTTGCTGTCTCCAAACAGCACCCGCTCGAACGCCTCACCCATGATCTCGTGGTGACGGCCATGAATAAACCCAGGCCACGTCTCTCCCACGAAGGGCAGAAACTTCTGTCTAGCAGCTTCGATCTTCTTGGACTGCTCAAGCTTCTCTATCAGACGGAGCAGTTCCATCTGCTCAGACTCGGGAAGCTCTCTGATTTTGGGCAGAATGTCTTCGAGGTTCATAAAAAAAGACCCCCATCGCTGGGGGTCAAGTTTCGTCCGAAGAGAGAAGCCAACACTGCGTCTTGGAGAGACGAGCCCATCTCAACCAATTCTGCCCCAACAGTCAAGGAGTTCATGCGACCACCATCGAACGAGCCCGGCGAGGTAGCATTTCCAGACGACCACGCTCCACAAGGCCGTCGATCAGCCGCTTCACACCCGACTTGGAGGCAATGCCGACCGCGTCAGCGATCTCCTGGTACGAGGGCGAATGCCCATGCTCCGCACAGTACTTGGCGATAAACTCCAGGACGGCGTTCTGCCGTCGAGTCACGCCAAGACGCCCAGAAGCCATCCCGTTCCTCATCTCACAACCCTCCCTCAACGAGCCTTCTTCGCCAGCTTGATCATCAAGCCCATCCTTCCGGACGGCAGACGCTGCTGAGCCATGAGAATCAGCCCCTCTTCGTGGAGCTTTCTGGCTTCAGAGACAGTGATCTGGGCTCCAGCTATCGTGTACCAGCGCATCAAGCCATGATCCGAGTCAGCCTCAGCGATCAAACGCCAAACCTCCGGCAGTTCCACGTCGATCTCCCCAGGATCATGGAACAAATCGTAGCCAAACGCCCCACAAATAGCAATCCTGCCCCAGTCATCACGCGCGTTGGTTGAATTGACCGGGTTCAGATGGGCCAAAAACCCGGCAAAAGCCAACTGGTAGTGGAAAACAGCCAGTTTGGAGGGGGTATGGGGGCTAGATGGTACCTAGAAAGAGAAGGGGGTGGGTTCCTGTAGAGAGAGGGGTGGGGGGTTTGGGGCTGGAAAAAGGTAGGGGGAGGGGGTCTATCAAAGCTACGGGGTCGTTGATGGGGAATAGTATGTATAGGCGCGGGTGCGCGTGCCTGCGCTTAGGGGTGCCCCCGCCTGGGTGGGGGTCGCCAAGCCCCCTTCTCGACGCCGTCCACCCCCAGCCAGACAGCCAGCAGCCAGAACCAAGCAATATCAATAGCTTAGCCACCAGCCGCCATGCTGTCTGTCTGTCTGTCTGCTACCCTGCCTTGGCCAGCAGTGCCTTGAGCCGGGCCTCCAGCATTGCAGCGAGATCAGCCTGGGCTGGCGCTGCATCGTCGGGCTGCGTCTTGGCGGTGAAGGCCGACACCACGTCCAGCTTGCCGAGCAGCTCCAAGGCCCTGACGCGAGCTGCGGGGCTGCTGTCGGGGTCAATGCTCTCCTGGTGCAGCCTTTCGATGACGTGCCTCCTGATCCGGGCTGCGTCATGCTGTTCCACAGCCTGCCTTTGCCTCAGCAGCGCATTGACCCTCTGGGCGATGCCAGGGTGATCCATGAGCCTGCTGGCTTCGTTGTGGATGGCTGCCGCTGACATGCTGCCTGCGTCATATGCCGCACGGTACGAGGCAGCCAACGTGGCACCGCTGGCGACCTGGGCTGCGAACGCTTCCTGCTTGGCGGTGATCCCGTCAGGGGTTCGCCCCTGGCCTCTGATGAGGGGGACCACCTCTCCAGGCTGTTCTGCCACAACACGAAGGGCTGGCTTCTTCCCCTTGGTGGACTTGGTACCTGTTCGCTTCGCTCTGGGGTTCTTGTGATCCATCGCCGTCTTGTCCGCTTCGCGGTTGCCCTTGGAACAAAGGCACAACGCCCCTGCTCCCTGTGGGCAGCATACCGCCAGGGCGGTCATTCCGCCACCGCATAGATGGACGCATCCAATCCTGACAGGCTGGGCCATCCCGATCCTGACAGGATGAGCGCACCCATGCCGTAACCCATTGAAGACACAGGACAAAAAAATATTAGACATTGCCTGTTGACACCGAAAGACGAACCATTATGTTGTGCGTCGGTTGATGTGTTTGGTGTGTCTCTGAGAGACACCCCGGCGCAGCCAACCACCGCTCTTTAAGACTGTGCATCTGACAGGGTGATGGCGCTAGGACGGCGCAGCGTGGATCGCATCTAAGCCGGTACTAAAGGCGAAAGCCGCCCGGTATGCCCCGGAAATGGAAACGCTAGAAACGGAGATGCTGGCCGATAGGCCCCTTGAAAGAGGGGCCTCGCGTGGGAGGGTCAGCGAAAGGGCTGCTAACTAGGACACGCTGCGTCAGAGAGGCGCGTGACACTTCACCCTGTACCACCGGATAGCGCTATCGGTCAGAAGCAGCGCGATCCTCCACACAGGCTGGGCGTTCCAGCCCTGGAGTGGAGCAGTAGAGTGATCCCAACCACCCCAGCCCAGGGGCCGACGTAAGTGCAGCGACACAAGATCGAGAGATGCCAGTCGCCTGGGTAGTGGGGAGCAATTGAGCAGCCTTCGACGTAAGAGCGCCGCCCGCATGGGCGTTGAGCCGGTCGAGGGCAGCGCTGCGCCGGGTGGTTGGGGCTGGGTGAGTACGACGCTGCCGGGCTTAGGCCCGGCGGCACGGTCTGGCGGGGTTCGCCCCGCCTGCACCGGCAGCCTGCCGCATCACGCGGCGCGCTGCTGGTACAGAGGATCGAGACGATGAACCGCAAGGGCATCTTGAATGACATCCGCCACGCTCAACGCTGCCTGCGCGAAGCGCGGCAGGCGATGAAAAACGGGCAGGACGACATCCTGCTCCAGCGGCTGTCCCTGGCCGCACAATACGCCGCCCTGGCATCTCACTTCATGCCAGAGGAACAGCCCGGCGTGACGGAGATGCGGAACGTATGGGCACCCGCCATGAAGGCTTGCGAAGCCTCCATGAAGGACATGCACAAGGCCAAGTAACTGCCAGCCAGAGGCTGGTGCGCCTGGAACAACGAGACAACGGAAGGGATAAAGACATGAACCGCAAGACGAAGAAATTCAACCTCGCCCTCGCCCGCAACGAGGACGTTCGCGAGCTACTGGTGCTGATAAAGGCTGCACGCATCGCGTCTGTCGGGATAACGACAGGCAACGGCAGGGGGAACCTTTGGGCGCACCTCAACGAGATCGTGGAACTGGCAGAGGATGAACTGACCAGCCGCAACGCATGGGTGCCCGACCATGACTATGCCCATCGCGCCTATGGTCAACTGCCCAGCATGATCGACTGACACTCGCACCCGCGCCATCCTGACGGGTGGCGCGTAGCGAAGGCCAGTCTTTCGATATGAACAACCAGCCAACCAAGGAGGCACAGCATGCCGCGCAAGTCTGTGTTTACGCCCGAAGCCGCAGAGCGCTGGGCGCTGTCTAAGGGTGCCCCGCCTCGCGGGTCGGGCTTGCCCATCCGGTCAGGTATGGGAGGCCATCGCGGCCTCATCCGCTCCTGGCTGACCGCCTGCGGCGTCCCGTCTGAAATGGTGGTGACCATGTCTGTCGCTGCGATGGGCATGGCTTGGCACGACACCAGCGGCGCGATCCTGGCCCGGCTCAAGGGCCAGCCTGGCCCCCCCCCCCGCACCCCCGCCCCTGTCACCCCTGCCCCCGTCATCACCCCCAACCCCATCCCTTCCCCTGTCAAGGAGAGCGACACCATGCCGACCGATCATGAAGCCAAGCTCAAGGCTCTGATGGACATCCTCAAGCCGGATGCGCCCGCCCTGGACGAGACCCAGGTGCTGGACATCATGCGCCGCCACCTGAGCGGGGCCATCTCCGGCGCGGTTGCAGACATCCAGGACAAGACGCGCCTGGAACTGGAGAACGTGGTCGAGGAAGCCCGCGCCATCGTGAACGGCGCGCCTCGCACCCTGCGGATCGAGATCAAGGGCCGCGTGCGCGAACTGCCCCCTGCTCCCCGCCATCATAGCTTCGACGTGCTGCTGACCATGACCGTCTGCGGTCGCGAGAAGGGCGGCATGCCGGTGATGCTGGTCGGGCCTGCCGGTGGCGGCAAGACGACCGCGTGCGAGCATGTCGCAGAGGCGCTGGGCCTGCCCTTCTACTCGGACGGCGCACTGACCGGCGAACACAAGCTGACCGGCTACGAAGACGGGCCGGGCCGCTACCACAGCACCGCCTTCCGGCAGGCCTTCGAGCATGGCGGTGTCTATCTCATGGACGAGGCCGATCGGTCGGACGCGAGCGTGCCCATCACGCTGAACAGCGCCATCGCCAACAAGTTCATGACCTTTCCGGACAAGGTTGAGCCCGTGCGGGCACACCCTGACTTCGTGCCCATGATCGCGGCCAACACCTACGGACGCGGCGCGGATCGCATCTATGTGGGTGCCAACCAGTTGGATGGCAGCACCACCGACCGCTTCGTCACCCTCAATTGGGAGTATGACGAGGCACTTGAGCGCACCCTTGCGGGTGATGACGCCTGGGTGTCTTACGTGCAGGCCGCACGCAAGGCAGCCTTCGACCTCAAGGTTCGCCACATCATCAGCCCCCGCGCCAGCATGGCCGGTGCCACCCTGCGCCGCGCCGGTCTGGCCTTCGACCTCGTGACTGAGTGCGCGCTCTGGAAGGGTCTCGACGCCGACCAGCGCGCCCGCATCACCAAGGACATCCCTGACAGCGTGGCCCGCCGCGCGCAGGCCCCGACCATCATGATCGCAGCGGAGTGACAGACATGAACCTGAGAGAGATACCGACCGACGAGCGGGGCGCGCAGTTCGCGCCCTACCTCCCAGCCCTGGCGACCGACGCGAAGAGCGTGGCGCGGCTGCACTTCGACAACATGGCAGCCCTGGCTGCGGTGGTGCCCGAGCGTGACCCCAAAGGTGACCGCCACTGCGGCGGAGCTTGGGAGCAGAGTGATGGCACTGCCGCCTTCGCCCTGACCAAGAACATGACGCAGGCACTGAAGCTTGCGCGGGATGGCTGGGAGGAGGGGGCCGAGCGAGCCCGCCCCCTCATGGACAAGATCAAGACAGCCCGGCCTGTCAGGAAGACGCTCAGCCGCTGGGATGTGGCTGGGGCGGTGCCCTCTGTGCCTCGCTACCTTGCGGGCAACCCCATGCACATGAAGACGCAGCGCCTCAGCGTCAGCAACCGCCAGCCGGTGGTGACCATCGTGTCTAACTGGTCAACGCCAGCCTACGTCAGCGCGAAGGTGTTCGAGTGTTCCGCTGTCGCGGCTGCCGCCATATGCGACAGGCTGGAAGAGGCAGGGTTCCGCGTCGAGATTATCGCTGGTCGGCGCTGCTCAAGCAATACGGACGGCGAGAAGGGGCACGTCGCTGAGACCTTCGCCCGGATCAAGGCTCCGGAGGATAGCCTGGATCTTGCCCGCATCGCCTTCGGCCTGGGTCACCCTTCTGCCCTGCGCCGCCTGTCCTTCGCCATCTGCTCCATGCACCCGGACATGAGGAGCGCGACAATCTACGGACAGGGCTATGCCTCTGACTTCGACAAGGCAGAGCGACCGCCCGGCACCTACACCATGCCGAGCAACAAGGGGGTCGAGGCAAACTGCGGCAGCGATCCGCTCAAGGCCTTCGACTATGTGGTCAAGCACCTCAAGAACCAGGGATGCCCTGGCTTGGAAGACTAGACAGGGGGGGGCGTAGCCCCCTCTCTCGCGGAACAACCAGACAACTAGACAGGAACCAAACAGATGCTTTTCTTCTGCCCCCTCGATGATCCACGCCGCCCCATCCGTACCACCCTGGCAGAACAGCAGGCCGACATAGTGAAGGGTGAACGCAAGCGGCACGGCTTGGTGGTGGATGCCGCCTCGCCCCGCGCTGCCTCCGCGACGCTGGAATCCTACCTCATAGACTGCCACCGCAGCGGACGCCCAGGCTACGCGCCGAGCGTTGACATAGAAGACAGGGAGGACGTGCCGGTTGCCACCCTCATGGACGCACACATCCCGACAGCGGACGACCTCGCCGCCATTGACACGATGGTGGCATCAGCGAAGCACAGGATGGGCAAGCCGGTGCCCATGCCCGCAATCGTCGCCCAGATTGCGAACCCCAACCATTGCACGCTTGACACCGATCAACTGAGCGGGCCAGTATAGGCTCGCTGATAGAGCGAAGGAGAGACGCACCCATGACCAAGCCCACCATCGAACAGTCTGCCAAGATCACCATCCCAGAAGATGTTCTGCCCCTCCTGCGATGGGCGCACGCCGACCAACTGACATGCAGGCAGGCTGCGATCCTGCGAATGATCGAACACAACCCTGGCTGCACCGTTGGTGCCATCGCCCACGTCATGAACGTGCCGAAGCCTGCTGTGACGCGAGCCGCCGACAAGCTCAGCGAGTGGGATCTTGTCCACCGGAAGGCCGAATACGCCGACCGGCGTCTCGTTCAGCTTTGGCCCGGCCCCAAGAAGGGACGCCGCAAGTAAGGGACAGACCATCACACCCGCGTCACCCTTCGGGGTGGCGCGTAGGGAAGGCCCGGCCTTCTGCATCGAAGGGAGAGAAAGATGACGACGTACAGGTACACCGAGCGCGACGAAGAAACCGGCGGCATTCTTTGGGATGTGACGGGTTCGTCCCTGGATGAGATGGCCGAGAAGATCGGCATGGACATCGAGGATGCGACCAACCTCTGGGCTGGCGTGCTGCCTGGGTCGCCGGTCATTGACCGCGACATGAGCGGCAAGGACGGCATCACCTACAGTCGAGAGTTTCACTGCGACGCATAAGGAAGGCCCGGCCTTCTGTCTGGAAAGGGAGACCAATGACGAACAAGCCAGCACCAAACGAGTTCGCCGCAGAGATCGGCAGCCTGCCGGTCGCGGTCACCGAAGGGGTCATAAGGGAGTTCAGGCC